CGCCGCATCTATATAGAGAACATGCAGTAAGAAAGAATGTCGTAAATGAGACGACGAGTGAATGGTTCCAGACAGATGCAATTTATACAAGCTGTTTCGACAACATATCAAAGCTTCTCCAGTTCGATTGTGACGGTGACATTTTACTAATCGTCGCTGATAAAACTATAGTTGAAGTGGCTGAAAGAAATATGCAAGACATAGTGCCGCTTTATTATGACATGAAAAAAGCCGAGTCCGTTATTCTTGATAACGAACAATTCTATGCAGGAATGCTCATGGCTTGGTCGGGCGGAAATATAGGTACGATAAGTAACGACATTACGAAAATCTGGAATGTAGGCAAAGAAGTTGGTGAAGAAGAAATATTGGCAGTTAAACTGCTATGTATGGAAAATAATTTTACTATCGATCAATTATAGGTCGCCTTATATAGCAATATATAAGTGATAAGGTGGTGAACCGGTAAATGCCGGGTGTGCGGGAAACCGTGCTAACAGGAAACCCTAAGCAAATGTTTTGTATGGGAATCCTGTGGGAAAGAGATTGTTTAGACAAGGAGTATAAGATTAAAGATTTAACAGGTAATAAGTATGGAAAATTGAAAGTTTTAAAATTTTCGCATACTGACAAGAATCAAGGTCGCTATTGGTTATGTCAATGTGATTGTGGCAATATAAAAGCAATCAACGAAAAGCGAATGAAAAGCGGCATGACAAGATCTTGTGGATGTCTACATAAAGAAGTTATCCGAGAAAAGCATTTGATACATGGAGAAAGAAAAACAAAACTGTATCAAACGTGGGTCAATATGAAAAATAGATGCTACAACAGTAAAATTGAATGTTATAGCCGATATGGAGGAAAAGGCATAAAAGTATGTCCCGAATGGCATACCTATATTAATTTCTCCAATTGGGCAAAAAAGAACGGATATAGAGAAGGATTAACTATAGAAAGAATAGACCCTCAAAAAGATTACTGTCCTGAAAATTGCGAATGGATTACGTTTTCAGAAAATTGTCGACGCGCAGGACAGAAATCATGCTGGGGGAGAAATTTAGCAACCGGTGAATATGTAGAATTTACTAATATAAAAGATTTTTCTGAGAAAAATGGATTTTCAAGAAAATGTATAGATAGAGTTCTTCATGGAAAAAACAAAACTCATAAAGGATGGGTATTTGGTTATTTATAAAAACAACAAACAATCTCGACCTGCAACGACTATCCGAAAGGAGTAGCTTTACGGTGAAATTCCGTATCGCGAAGCGCCACCCTTCCTACTGGGAAGATGATATAGTCTACTCCCCTAATAAATATCGGGAAACCGAGGGTATTAAGGTATGCAAAAACTTTGTACAAACCAGAACGACCAGATTGGGCCGACGCCCTTATAAGAAAATACACTAAAGCTAAAATGCCTTATTTCTTTACGGAAGCTAAAGGCTATGAGAAAAACCAAGTTGTCAACATCAACAAATCCTTAGTTAATAAGATTCGCAGTATAGTAAAGAAAAAACAGCTCAACTTTAGATACATGGATGGATTTGATTATCATAAATTTATGACTAATCCTGATTGTGGTTTGATAGACTCTGCCCTATTTGATAAGTATGACGAGCTGAGTATGACTTATCATAATCGTATTAATAACGAGGATGCGGACGAAAAACATCAAGACAATGTTCCGTATATTATCGCAGATGTTAAAGCAGATTTGATGAAGTTCGGACATTCAGAAGAAGATACCGCGGATATGCTTATACAGTATTTATATAATAAAGACACTGAAGCTAAAATGCTCCTATGGGGTTGCTTTGGTGAGATTATGCTTAAAAATTTAAAACATCGAATAAATCCGCGTGAAACTTACTGCAAGAAATGTGGTTCACGATTTATACCGAGAGCAAACGCTCACAAATATTGCGACAGTTGCTTCCTTGAGAGAGCCCGTAAGCCAGATGAGCGTATTGTAAGTTGTAAAGATTGTGGGAAGTTGTTTGTAGTGCCTAAGTCTATTAGAAACAAAAAACGTTGTGATGTGTGCCAGCATGAAGAAGAAAAACGCAGAGATAGGGAGAAGAAACGTCGAAAAAGACTTAAAAATCAACAAGAAAATGAGATTATTTATTGCGATTAGCCTTCTGTCCCCTTTTTTAGCGTGAAAAAATAAAACGCTGAAACCGTTGCAATCGCTGGGCCAATTTTCAAGAATGGCTAAATTTCAACGTTAAAAATTACACATAATGGAAGTAACTCAGGTGCTTCAAACTTATTTAAACAAACTCAGGGAGCGGTACACGGGCACGAAAGTACACATGAAGCGATGTCGACGGTGGAGTCTCCCTTCTAGGTTTAAAATTAATCGACGATGCTTGTGGTTTGTCGGGCTCACAAGCGGAGATTCAGATAGTAAGTTGAGTTTACTTACCCCGAATAGGCTTTGCCGAAAACAAAAAACTAAATATAGCGGCTACGGATTTTTCTGTAGCCCTTTAAAATTTTTTGAGAAAAGGAGAAAGAATTATTTTAAAAATCACTAGAGATCAGGCTGCTTATATTCGTGAGCACGCCAAAAATTCAAGAATTACTGTAACGGGCGGTAAGAAAAAGTCCCGTAATAAAAAATGGTATGTCGACGAAAGCGATGAATCAATTATGCTGCTCGAAAAATATTGGGCTGAACATACCGTAAAATAAGAGATAAAGGAGTATTGGAGATTAATATTTTAAAAAAACTGCCTCATGAAAATGAGGATCAATACATATGGAGAATCGGCGGCCTTAAGGCCAGTGGAATCATAGAACAGACTTGGGAGGAAATTTCCGACGATATAAACAAAGAACTTCGTGGTGATGAAGAACCTTGGTTCGATGTGTCTGTTTATAGAAAGAGATACCGCGATTTTGAGCGTAGTTATAGAAATATCTTTTCGAAACTCGAAGGCAAACAGCATTGCGAAGATCTCGATGTGAAGATACGCGAGCTAGAAAAGGAAAAGAAGAAAATACAAACTGAAAAGCTTGAATATAACAGATGGCTCAGAGAAGAAGCTCGAGATGAGCTGATTATGGAAAAGATATGCGAAGCTTTGAAGGATGTAGATAAGCTCCCTGCCCCTGCCCCGTTGTACAGTTATGGGGACGACAATGACAAATCATGGGTGTTGGCATTTGGAGACACTCATTTTGGTTCCGAATTTTGCATCAAGGGTCTTTGCGGAGAGATTATTAATGAATATAGCCCTGAGATTTTTTGTGAACGTATGGATGATTTGCTTGCTCAGACAATTCGCCTGATCAACAAAGAGAACATCGATGAATTGTATGTCTTTGATCTTGGAGATCAGCTTGACGGTATCCTGCGCGTAGGCCAGCTTATGAAGTTGCGCTTTGGCGTAATTGACGCGACTTTAAAGTACGCATACTGGCTTTCAGGGTGGTTAAACGAGCTTTCTAAACATTGTCGAATTAAATACAGGCAGACTGACGGTAATCATACGGAACTCAGAATGTTGGGTGCCAAAAAAGGTTCTTTTGAAGAAGATAACTTAGGCAAGATTATCTATGAATTTGTAAAAGTGCGCCTTGAGAATAACCCAAATATTGATATCCAGAAGAATGAAAGTGGAATGATCTTTGAATCTATTCAAGGCTTTAATGTTCTTGGCTATCATGGCGAGTCAAAGAATTTGGAAAATACTATGAAGGGTTTTTCGAAGATGTATGGCATTCCGATAGATATACTTATTGCCGGACATTTACATCACACGTTTAATGAAACCGTTGGCTTTAATTCAGATGTCATGAGGACACCAAGCATCATCGGCGTAGATGATTTTTCAATGAAGCTTCAAAAGACATCAAATCCTGGAGCTACTCTCTTCTGTATAGAAGAAGGAAAAGGCAAAGTTCTTGACTATCACATCAAATTGTAAGGAGGTGTGACATGACAAGAAATGAATTAATCAGAGAGGTGTCTCTACGAACAGATTATGAAAATAAGGTTTGCAGCGAAATTATTCGTGACGCATTTGAAGTAATCACCAGAGAGCTTGAGGCTTATGGTTATATCAAGATCCCCCACTTCGGAACTTTTGATGTCTATGATAAGAAAGCTAAGATAGTGAAAGATTTGAATACAGGAGAACTTACCAGAATTGAGGGCAGAAAATATCCGAGATTCACTCCTGCGATTAAACTGAAAAACAGAATAAGTAAATAGAACAACAGAAGCTCTCGCGCCTCTCAACGATGTGTCCCAGAGAGCGCGTTTATAACGGAACCCGCCGAGCCTCTCGGTGAAGCGTAACATGGCGGGTATTTTGCGGGTAGGTAGCTCAGCGGTAGTAGCGAGACCCTGTTAAGGTCGAGGTCGTGGGTTCGACCCCCACCCTGCCCTCCAGATGAGTCCAACTCACTATGTTTGCGTTCGTTCTGGTTCAGCTCATTACTTTACTGGACTTTTCGCAAAAAGTGTACCAGCTGCAGATGGGGTCTTTTCGGAGCGTTGGACATTATGCGCTGGTGGTGGAATAGGCAGACACATTCGATTTAAGCTCGAATGCTTATGGCGTGGGGGTTCAAGTCCCTCCCGGCGCACCATTATTGTTCATGAGGCGATCTTCATTCATATGTGATCGAAGTGAAGCCTTGATTGTATTGTGGAGTAGAGAAAAAGTTATCTCGCGAGTTTCATAGGCTCGAGACAGCAGGAGCATTACCTGCCTCCGCAACCAAAATTTCCAAAGGGGAACGCATAATCTCCCCTTCTCTCTTTTTCATTGGGCGAGTCTAAGTGGCTCGTCCTCTCTCTTTTTTTGAAGTAAAAATGTGACAAGGAGGTGTGGCGATGCCACCTAAGAAGAAAGTTGCCGCCAAACGTACTAGTAAAGCGGTAGACGAAGCTGTTAAATTTTATCGCTGCACTATGTGCGGTAAAGAAGAAACTAATCCCGAAGGAAAATTTTATAAACTTTCATACTCAAATACGCATAAAGGAAATGACTCTTATGCTCATGTCTGTATTGCGTGCACCAAAGAAGAATTTGAAAGACAAAGTAAGAAACATAATCCAAAAGTTGCGACAATGATTATATGTGCGATGCTTAACGTTCCTTTCTATAGGAGCCTATACGAATCAATTAACAAGAGCCGTGACGACTTTTCCTTTGGATACTATATAAGACAAATAAATTCTAAACAATATCAGGGCAAAACATTCGCCTTGACGTTGGCGACCGGCGAACTTGAGACAACTAAGCGTGAAGCTGAAGATGAAGCTGAGGAATTAGCTGAATCAAACTGGAGTGTCGATGAACGCCGTGCTAAGAATGAAGTTGTCGGAATGATGGGATACGATCCGTTTGATGGATATGCCCCTAAAGTGAGAAAGAAGCTTTTCACAGAATTGCTTGGATACTTGGATGATGATGAATTACTTAACGATAATTATAAGCTGTCTCAGATAATTCAGGTAATAAACAATAACTTGCAAATAAATCAATATGACGTTGTATTGTCAAAACTTGATCCGGCTAAAGATGCTGCAGAAATTAGTGAGCTTAACAAGATTAAAAAGGATCTTGTTGCCAGTAATGAAAAAATTGCTAAAGAAAACGGTATCTCAGTTAAAGGCCGTGGAGATCAGCGAGCTGGCAAAGGTACGTTGACCGGGTTGATGAGAGATATGCGAGAGAAGAATCTTGATGAGGTAGCTGAAAATTATTTTAACCAGCTTCAAAGTCCAAATACTCGTTGGGCTATCGATATCAGCATGAAAAGCATGTTGGAAAATATACATCTAGATGAAAATGATGTGAATTCAATAGTTGAACATCAACGTAGTTTAATTGATGAATTGCAAACCGACAACGACCAACTTAAAGAAGAGCGAAGACTTTGGAAAGTGAAAGAATTTCAAGTTGATGAGCAAATTAAAAAACTTGAAGAAAAAATTATTGAGCTAGGCGGTGAGCTAAATGGCTAAACAAGTAGTATTAACAACCGCAAGAAGAAAATTATATGAATTAGATGCAAGAACAATTCAGTTTTATAGAAATAATCCTTCTATAACTGTTCAAGAATTATTTGGGATTTACTTAAGTGACATTCAAAATTATATGATAGCATCGTCTTTCAATGCGGAAAAGATATGCTGGAGTTGCACAAGAAACTTCGGAAAATCATTCTTAATTTGTGTTTTTGCAGCGCTTAAAGCGATATTATATCCAAACCAAAATATTTATATAATTTCCTCAGTTGGAAATCAAGCTAAACTCTTTGGCGTGCCGATTAGTAATAGTCGGTATCATTAGGGAGCGAAATCGGTGGAAGCTAAGTATCCTGTTGAAAAATAGCATATACGCTAACACCGAGGTAAATTATTCGATGTAAAAGGCGAACAGTCACCGTAACGCATAGATGATGAGGAATACAATAATTCATCCACGAGCGTTCCCCACCCTACTCTATTTTGAGGGGTGAAAATGTATGCTGAACTTATAGGAAACTATAAGAAGTAAGAGATAAAAAGCTTTTACGATAACAAAAAAATTGAAAGAGACCTTCACAAAACTCGAGGAGCTGGCATTACGTATAGGCAGAACTGCTCAGTCTGCTCCTAACTTGACGGACGTAATTGCCGGAGAAGTAGAAACCAATCCAAAGAACCCTACTGGATTTAAACATGATCCTAGTGGATATTCGTGTTCTTTTCATAATGGTTCTAAAATTTTTACATTAAATTCAAAACCAGACTCAACAAGAGGTCGTCGTGCAAGTCTCGTTATATATGACGAAGCAGCCTTTATTGACGACGAACTAATTGTTGCAACTCTTCCGTTTATTTCCCAGAGTTCTGACGCATCCTACGGTGCAGAAACAGTTAAGAATCAAGATTTAATTCCTAGAAAACCTCCTCTCCAGGCGTTATATGCGTCTTCGCAGGATACTGTAGATACAACATTCTATAGAAGATTTAAGGAATATTCAAAATATATGATTGCAGGAGATCGTCGTTTTTTCTGTATAGATGCACCTTGCGACCTTGCAATGACAATGTATCACAAAGGACAACAGATACCTGCACTTCTTTCTAAAAGTGTAGTAGATGCAGAATTGAAAAGTAATCCAGAAAAAGCTATGAGGGAATATTACAATAAGCCAGACCTTACTGGTGGTACAAACCAAATCATTAAATGGAATGTTCTTAGAAATAATGAGCGACAAATTATTCCCTATGAGGAGTGCCGAGGCAATAACATAATACTTGCATTCGACCCTGCTCGTACAGGAGACAACAGTATTATGGGAGCTATGGAAATTATAGATGATCCTGAAATAGGTATTTGTGGCAACATCATTGGTTGTACTAACTTTGTAGATTTAGCGTCAAATAAAAAATATAAGCTTGATTCGAATCGTCAGATAGAAGAAATACGAAATATCATCCTCAACTACAACGGAGATAATCCGGATTATGAATATCTAGATTCAATACTTATCGATCAGGGATCCGGCGGTGGAGGCGTGTCTGCATACGCCGATCAATTATTGAATGATTTTACGGATGCTCACGGGAAAATCCATAAAGGGCTTATAGACGCTACTCATGAAATATACTCTGGATATCGCGGAAGATATCCCAACGCAATAGATAAACTCAGACTTATAAGTCCGAGAAAATATAGAACTCAAATGGTTGAAGAATTTATAGAGCTTATGGAGCTCGGCGTTATTAGATTTCCATACGCTTATAATGGACAGGAGTTCTTAAAACTTTTAAAAGGGACAGATCCCGAAACTGGCGAAGAAATTATGGAAACATACAATCTTTCTCAGGACGAGATAGTGCATTTAAATCAAATTGATTTAATGAAAACAGAAATCACTTCAATACATAAAAGCACAAACGCTGAAGGAACTTCTGTGCAATATGCCCTATCTCCTGATAAGAGAAACATTATGCATAAACATCGTTGTGCATCTGTGGCATAATCCATAAACCACAGAAATAAAATTTGACCTGATTGACTTGGAATTCCAGAGGTGGAAGACAGGGGCGAACCCAATATGGGACGCTGAACGACTGAGCGGTTGAATCTCATCGGATATTATATGAGAATGCGACAGTCTGAACTTCCGGTATAACCCAACTGAAGCCGGAGAGCGTTGGTCGAGTGTAAAGACACTCTTGGAAGCACCAGCGCTATTTTATTATGCAAATAAACGCATGACAAAATATAACAATCAAAACGGACGACCGTTTCTATGTTGCCATAATGTTGGCCCACCGTCTCTACGAACTCCGCAGAGGCAAAACGATTAAAGACACAAGGAAGAAGAAAGATTCTTCTCAATTTATACAATTTAGAGCACCTAAAATTTTATAGAAAGGAGGAATAGTTTGGCTCAAGAAGAAATAAAAGTGACGGCCGCTGAAGATATAGCGCACCCGCCACTCAGCAATGAAGAAATTAAAGCTCGTCAAGAGTTACGCTATCAAAAAATGAGGCAAATGATGTTTGCTGCGACTAATCAGTTGCAATTTGGGAGCCTGTTAAAATCTACTTCTCCTACATATACACAATATACTAAAGATAATTATCGTACTTACATACAGAACCCGTACAGAAATGAGAAAGAACTTCGTAATATGTCACAGTTCTTATCAAGGGTTTCGATGCCATATAAGAGAATTTTATGGTATATGAGTACGATTTATTCTTTTTATTGGCATTTACTGCCGAAACTTGATCCTACAGATTTACCAGACGAAAACACTCTGATGTCTTCATATCTTGAAATGTGCAGCGCAATAGATAAGCTTGCCCTTTCACATGAAATGACAAACGTAATGTATTTTACACTTAGAGATGGTGTCTTTTATGGATTCCTCTATGAAGATGAAGACACTTCATTCATTCATAGACTCAATCCGGATTATTGCAGGCCGATTCAAATCGAGTCTGGCGTATTCAACTTAGCTTTTGACTTCAGTTATTTTAAGAAATACCCTGAAGCTCTAGACACATGGGATTCAAGTTTTAAAACTGGTTATAATGCCTATAACGAAGACAATACTAATATGCGTTGGCAGATTCTTGATCCGCAGAAAACTATCTGTATAAAGGCAGATCCTGATTTGGAAGAAAACGTTCCTTTCTTTGTTGGCATATTTGAAGCATTACTTGATTTGATTGATGCTCGTACCCTGCAGAGAAATAAAGATATCATCCAGAATTATAAACTGATACTGCAGAAAATACCGTTATTCAGCGACGATGGTTCAAAAAGTATGGATGACTTCAAGCTGGAGCTCGATACGGTGCAGCGTTTTAATGCCCTACTGTCAGATAGTGTTCCAGAAGCAGTAGGTATAGCGACTACTCCTATGGAAGTCGAAACTGTAGACTTTAAAACTGACGATAACAGCAGCGATTTGAATTCAAGTTCGATGAGACAGGTATTTGATGATTCCGGCGTTTCGCAGTTAATTTTTAATTCGAGTACTTCGGGCTCAACTGGAATTGATGCATCGGTTAAAACTGACGCTTCAATGGCGTTTAGACTTGTCAAATATATCGAACGTTGGGTTCAGCGATATATAAATTATCGTCAAGGACAAGTTTCTTTTAATTTTGAAATTCTCGATGTACATATATGGAACAAAGATGCGTCAGTAGACAGAGAGCTTAAACTGGCCAATAGCGGAGTGCCTAATAAGATGAAGCTTGCGGCAACTGCCGGCATGAATCCATCAGAAGTTATATCGGGTCAAATTTGGGAAAATCAATTCTTGAGAATTCACGAAAATTGGATTCCACTGCAAACATCATATACTATGTCCGCAGGCGCTGGTCGCCCTGAAAATGATGAAAGTCAAGGAATTACTGACAGTACTGCAGCAAACAAAGATTCCGGCGAAGATCCAAGTAACGCAGTTGGGAGTTGATAAATAATGTTTGTTTATACTAAAAATGAAAAAGTCATACATCAACTTGAAGCCGAGGGCTGTAGGAGAATTCAGACACTCTCCAATGGCACTGCTGTTTATGCCCTCTCTCCTACTTCGACTTTTATTTTTTCCGAACAGGAAGACACCTGTTTAAAGACAACATTGACTTTATAAGCCTGACTACATTCGTAGTCGGTTTTTTTATTTTTTAAAATCGAAGAAAGGAGGAATAGCTTGGAGTTAAAAAATATGAAAATTGAGTTTTCCTCTGCTTTGATGGACATAGCTGAAACAAATCCATCATTCGATGTAGGAAAATTAAGAATAGCCTATACAGGCAAAAACAGAAACAATACTTTCATCAGCAAAGAATCATTTGAGCGTGCGATACCTACGATGTTTAACTGCCCTGTAGTCGCGAACTATATCAGGTCGGACGAGCAAATTGGTTCTCATGACGGTGAATTTATAAAAAAGAAAGACGGAAAAACAAAATACGTCAATATAACTCAGCCCGTAGGATTGGTTCCTGAGTCTGCCCAGTGGTATTGGGAGACTATTGAAGATAATGGCGCTTTGCATCAATATCTTTGTACTGAAGTCGTCCTTTGGAAACGACAAGAGGCTTATGAATTAATCAAAGATTCGGGCATTACAAAGCAGTCTATGGAAATTGAGGTAACTAATGGCGAAATGAAAGACGATTATTACCTGATCAATGATTTCTGTTTTACTGCTTTTTGTTTGCTTGGAACTGCAGAACCGTGTTTTGAAAGCGCTTCACTTTTTACTTTCTCACAGGAAGAACAAGACACTTTCAAGGCGGAATATACAGAAATGCTTAAAGAATTCAAGATGGCATTTTCAAGCGCTAATAAAGATGTAAAGGAGGAAAGTACAAAATTGAAGCTTAAAGAACTTTTAGAAAAGTATTCAGTTACTGAAGCTGAGCTTGGTTTTGAAGTCGAAGGCCTGTCAGATGAAGAGCTGACTGCAAAATTCGAAGAACAGTTTGAAGCTGTTGGCGAACCAGAGCCTGAAACTCCAGAAGCTGAACCAGCACCTGAAGCAAAGCAGGAGTTTGATAAAGACGAGCCGGAAATTAAAGATCCGGAGCCTGCAAATGAGCCAGAGCCAGAAAACAAAGAAGACTTTGCGCTGGATTCACAGCTCAGAAACTCTCTCAGAGAGGCGATTCACAAGGAAAGAATCGAAACTGACTGGGGCTCATATTCAAAATATTGGATGACTGATTACGATACTGACATACAGGAAGTTTATTTCTTTGATAATGAAACAGACATGCTGTATGGTTGCAAATACACTTTAGACGGAGACGATGTAATTGTTGACTTCGAAAATATGAAGCGTAAAAAGTTTGCAATTGTAGATTACGTTGAAGGAACTGAGCAGACATTTGCTGTAGCTGGGCTCATTCAGGAATTTAACGAAGCCTATGCAACTGCAAAAGTAGATGCTGCAGAGCTTGAAAGACTGCAAGCATTTGAAGCTGAAGTTAACAGCAAAAATAGAGAAGAAGCAGAAAAAGCTCTCTTCGAAAAATTTGAAGAAAAATTAGGCGAAAATGAAGAATTTAAAGCTCTCAAAGAGAAAGCTAGCGAGTTTGAACTCGACGCTCTCGAAAAGGAGCTTTTTGTTTTAGTCGGAAAAGCTGATTTCAGCTTCTCATTTAAAGAAATGAGTAAAGAGAGTGGCGAAGACAAGAAGAAGCCTATGTTTGGTTTTGAATCAATGTTTGCGTCAACTCAGACAGATGAAGATAAGCGCATGAATGATTTCATGGAGCGAAACCTGAACAGAAACTAATTAAGGAGGAAACTAACAATGGCAAGAACTAAGTACGGATATGCCGAAACAACAGATTTAAGAGCAACTGTTGCTGGTCCAATTAGAAGCGTAGTAAATACAGACATGGCTCTTGAGAACGGAATGCTGATGAAGATCGGCGCACTTACAGCAGGTAGCAATGAAGTATATGAAGCTGCGCTCCCTACAGCTAAAGATAAGGTGGTTCTTATCCACTCAGCACTGTATGCATACGATACTTCATCTACTTTAGGTCAGCACGAAATGTACCTGAGAAAGGAAGCTGGAGAACCTGCTAGAGCTTTCTATCTCTATGAAGGTGACAGAAACTCATGGGCTGACTACACAATCAAACCACTGGCTGACAAGGTTGTTGTAGGAAATAGAGTCGTAGTTGATACGGCAACTGGATTCCTGACTGAAATCGCTGCAGAAGACGAAATCGCTGGCTATGGTTTTGTTGGCGAAATCGAAACAATTGAATATAAGTCAAATCTGACTATGGTTTGCATCAGAGTTATTAAGAACGAAACAGTTGCGTAACTGATTGAAAAATAATAATGAAAGGGGTTACAAATAATGAACGAGATTACTACTTTACTGCTCAATACTTCTTATGGTAGACCTACTGGAAACTACTCATTGGAAGATTCAAATAAAGCAATCAGAGCGTTCTTCGCAACAGAACTGGGACTTCCAGAAAATGCGAACGCAAAAGAAATCAGAAAGATTTTAAGATATAACGACAAGAGAGTTAGACTTTATGAGCTCATCGAAGAAACAGTTGAAAATCTGCTTGTTTCAGGTTGGACAGACAATGAATTCTTCAATAGATTTGTAGAGTTTAGAAATCTGCAGCTGGGAGATCAGAATGTCTTCTATGTTCCTGATGAATCAATTCTGACTGTATCAGAATTTTCAGGAGACCACAATGATCTGAGAAGACAGAAGCTCGGTGCTGGTGCTGAATATACTGTTACAACTTCAGATTATGGAATTAAGGTATATGACGAATATATCAGATTCCAGGCTGGCATTATCGATTGGAGTGCATTTACTAACAAGATGTACGAAGCAATCGACAAGAAGATTAATGATCAGATCTTCGAAGCTTTCATGGGACTGGATTCAATCGTTCCTGCTGGATTTGGACAGACTGGTACTCTGGCTCTGGACAAAGTTCTGGAACTGGCAGAAGCAGTTCGTATGGCTACTGGCGAAGAAGTTATCATCGCAGGTACAAGAACAGCTATTTCAAGACTTATGGGTCTGACTCCATCAGGTTGGGTATCAAACAAGATGATGGACGAAAGAAACACTACTGGTTCAGTTACTAATTTCGAAGGAATTGAAACTATGGTAGTACCTAACGTATTTGACCAGGGAACTACAGTACCTAAGTATCCTAATAACAAGCTGTTCATCATTCCTAAGAGTGATGCTAAACCTATTAAATTCGTTTACGAAGGAGATATGGAATACGCTGAAGATACTAACAAGCTGACTAGAAAAGACCAGACTGCTGAAGCTATGATTCAGTACAAGGCTGGTATTGCTACAGTATTTGGTAAGTACTTCGGTACATACGTTTATGAATAAAAACAGAGGCGGATTAATTTCCGCCTTTATTTTTTTGAGAATAGGAGAATTTTAAACAATGTCAGAAACTAAAAAGACACAGACTAAAAAGAATAAGAGCACTGCTTCGACTAAGAAGAAGGAACAAGTAGAAGCTCAGGTAGTAGAAACAGTCGTAAAAGAAGCTGAAACTCAGATTGAAGTGGAAGCGGCTGCGGAAGAAATTATGCCTGAAACACCTGTAGCTCCGGTTGAAGAAAAGAAGGCTGAAAAGATTTTCGACCTTAACACTCCTATAAGATGCAAGAGTGTCAGACAGAGCAATATGTTCTATCAGTCAAAAGTAAATGCATCTATGGGATATGTATGGAGTGGCTTTGGAGATATTAGAGAACTTCCTTATCAGGAAATTATGTCTATGAAGGCTTCAAGATCTAAGTTCCTTTATGAACCGTGGATAATTATTGAAGACGATGATCTCTTACAGAAGCCAGAGTTTAAGGGTGACTTTGAAAACATTTATGCCCTCTATAAAGAATTCGACAATCCTAAGCAGTTTTTCGATCAGGATGCCAGTGCAATTGAAAAGAAATTAAAAGATATGCCTAATGGTCTGAAGGAACTTATCATTCATAAGGCTGGCGAATTTATTGCCGACGGTACACTGGACAGAATGAGTGTCATCAACGTGCTGGATAGGGCTTTTGGTACTAACCTGAAAATGCTTATGATGTAGGAGGTGTAACTTGGGCACTTCTTATGAAAAAATATATAATGTTTTTTTAAACAAAATAATAGACTTTGATTTGCCCCAAATGGAAGATGAAGAGCTGTTGCAATACTGTGACAGCATATTCTTCTCGGCGATGCCTAAAATTAAATCTTTCGACACTAGCGACTTAACAGATCGAGACGATGCAGAAAGATTTTTTACAGAGGTGCTCACAGATACTGAATGTGAAGTTATTTCCTGTCAGATGGTAGTTGAATGGATCGACCGTAAAGTCAATAACGTTCAGCTTCTTCATATGTTTGCAGGAACTAAAGATGAAAACATGGCTTCGCAGGCTAATCAAATGAAAGCTATGTTAGAGCTGAAAAAAGATCAGAGAAACACTGTAACTACTCTAATGAGAGACGTAGGATATCGAACTTGGGTCAAAGGAGATGAGTAAATGAACACAAAATATGGACATATCTCCCCTACCTCATTCAAGAAATATCAAGACTCTCTTATTAGCAGAATTTGGGTGTTGCTCCCTCTTAAAGAAGAGTCGTGCTCTACTCTGCGTGAAAAAATCGAAAGACTGTGTCGTGAATTGCACGGCATGTTAGAGTCTAATTCTCAGCATAGCGATTACATCATCACTGTTATGCACCTATTGGAAAATTTAATTACGGAAGATGATTTTTCTGCTTATCGTTCAGATGTTCTGCGTTGCTGCGAACTGGTAAAAAAGTTTGGCGGTGATGAAAAAAATGTTTGAATTGTATAGGCAAAAAATGGCCCGCGCTGGAACTTCTATAAGAGAAGCGAATAAGAGGCATTCTGTTCAGATAATGGAAGCTTCATTTGAGTCTTCTCAAACGGCGAGGAAAGTCATTGTTGACGAACAGGAAATCGACGCTCGTATTATCAGCGATTCAAAAACAACCGCTCGTGGAGGAAACGGGAATTATGTTATTCAGTTCAGACAAGGTGTAAATCTTGGGGCCGGTACTTATGTTCAGATTCCAAATGAACACGGCACCTATGACTGGTGGCTTATTATGTACGAGTCTGATTCTGCCCTTTTCCCTAAGCATTTAATTAAGAAATGTAATTACTTACTCAAATGGAAAAACAAAAAGGGGGAAATTATTGAGCGTTGGTGTGTTTTTAATGACAATAACAAACTCATGGGCGGCGAAAGAAAGAGTGGATTTAATAAGATTACCCTCTCGATGTACGACACTCCCCTCATCTTGCCTTGCGATAGTGAAACTATCAACATTAGACTTGATAGGAGGTTTTTAGTCGATCATGAAAATGTCGAAGACAATCCTGATGCTTGGATTGTAACTAATAGAAATGTAATTTCAAAAAGGTTCGACACTTATAACGGTGTAGTTGAGCTTGCTCTTTCTAGACATCAGTTTAATAGTTCTACTGATAATAAAGAACTCATGATTGCTGACTATTATCAGATTTCTGAAACTATAGATGAAGTTAACCCAGACATTGCTGCCGATTGTCGTATTGTATATAGCGGAGATTCAAACCTTAAGATGGATACTCCTTATAAGACATATTCGGCTGAAATATACCTTAACGGTGAATTAGCTGCAGATATTATTCCAGATTGGGAAATTATCATCCCGGATGGAAACGAAGAGTTCTTTGACTATAATATCGACGGAAATCAGTTGTCTATCAAATGTAAATTTGACGGACTGTTAAGAGGTTCCTTTATAAGAATTATTGCAAAAAATGATACTTATGGTTGTTCAGCAGAACTTCCTGTAAAGGTGGTGAGTGCTATATGACAACTAAAAACGAACTCACTGCGAGTCCAAATCGCGAACTTTATGAATATAAGCAGAAAGTAATTTCGTACTTGATTAATTCAGAAAAATTTGTTGAAGGACTTAATGCAGACGTTGAGGCCAGTGAACTCATGTATAATAACATACTTCCGTACGGTGTTATCGCCCCTACTCAAGTTGAAGCGAAAAGCATTGTTACAGTGGAGATATTGGTTCCTCAGATTTTTGAGGGTAATGACATTTTCAAAAATGTTGTTATTGCGGTTACTGTAATCGTCCATAACGATTTAATTAGGACTGATTATGGAATCCCTCGTCATGATTATATTGCAGCACAAGTTAGTGATTTATTAAATGGCAATAGTGAGTTTGGTTATGGAGTGCTTGAACTTTCATCGAGTACTGAAGGTGCTTTTTCTGAAAGACATACAAGTAGAACTATGAGATTTACCACTAAGGAAATTAACAGACCAAACTATTGTTATTAAGGAGGCGGCGACTATGGATAAATTATCTTTGCTTCGCGGCGAGCCTTATAAAATTACTGACCGTGTTATGGTAAGAAACCCTTCTCTTGGTGAAATTTGCGAGTTTGGAGAAAACAAATATTGGGGTACGTTGACAGGACTTTGTGCGACTTCATTTGATTACATATTAGATCTGCACGAGGCTGGTGTTGACTATCTTGAAATAAGCGATTGGGAAATGTTCATAAATATTCATAGAGGATTTGATTATGAGAGGACAAAACTTGTAATCCCGGGAGTAGACTTCTCTACTCTTATTCCTAAAAAGTCAGAAACAAGCGGAAGCATTGCTTTGTTTGACGAAAATGATGAAATAGTTATAACTGAGCCAATTTATTACGAGATAACCAATTACATTCGTGAGTGTCATGGCTTTGAACGAAACTGGAAAAGGCCTGGTAACGAGAAGGCTCGTCAGATTTATATACGGGACGCGCGCGAAGCACGACAGTATGCAGGCAGAAGACAA